TTATACAGGCTTACGCCAATTTACGGTGGCCATACCGTTCACCAGCAAACTGACGTCAGGATGTGTATAAATGTTGAGTGTAGTGGTGATATCGGCGTGCCCAAGGATCTGCTTCACCACCTCCGGAGCCAAGCCGGAAGCCATCATCTTGGTGGCAGCAGTGTGGCGGCAGGTGTGAGGCTTCACGCCCTGGATGCCCAGTTTCTTCATCAGACTGCCGAAGGACTTACGCACATTGTTGTGATCACGCGGGATGCCATATTTGGAAGGGATCAGAAAATCCGTGTCGTTTCCATCCAACCACGCCTGAATAAATGGCTGGATGTCGGCATGAAGCGGGATCACTCGGTTCCGACCAGCCTCAGTCTTTTCTCCGCCAATCAGGTAACCATCTTCCAGATGCACATTTTCCCGGCGGGCGGTGAGTAGTTCATTCAAGCGCATGCCTGTGTAGGTTAGCACAAGCGCAATGCGGGCCGTTTCCCCAAGGCGCTTGTCATCCGCCATGGTCCATATTGCCTGCACCTCGGAGTCGCTTAAAACTCGCGTCTGTGGGGCGCTGGCGCCGGGCAAGACAAGCCCCTGAGCATAGTTGGTGTGGATGATGTCCTGGCGCATGGCGTACTGGCACAGCTGGCTGAACAGCTGGCGCTGCTTCTCGCACAGGCTGCGGCTGGCCTGCCGGGCCGCCATGGCCGTGATGATCTCCTGGTAGTCTTCGGTTTTCAGGTCCATCATGCGGCGGCCCTGCAGTGGCTCCGCCTTGCGGTAGGCATTCTGATAGGATTGCTGGGCCGACTTTGTGATCTTAGGAAAATGCAGCACGCTCCATCGGTCATACACATCGGCCAGGGTGTACATCTGCCGGTCGGGTGCGATCAGCCGGGCATTCACTGCATCCAGCTCCCGCACCGCCTCGCTGGATTCCGAGAAGCAGCCAATGTAGGTGCCATCCGCCGCTCTGGCCACCCAAGGGCGGTCGTGGTTGCGCGGGTCTTTCCACACACTCCCCTGCCCACGTGGCCGACGCCGCTGGCGGCGCTGGGGTGCAGCAGCACCTGCTTGCCGTTTACCGCAGTAACAACACAACCGGGAGTCATCCGGGATCTCGCGGCGGCAGCGAACACACAACATAAAACCACCTCCGAGGTACACTTGTCAAAGCCTGCCCGGAGGTGGTACAATACGATTGCGGGTCGGTATTGTTCCCACCATGGGGCAAGCTGATCTATTCAAACGCTCTCGGTGTTGGTAGCACCGGGGGCGTTTTTACTTTACTCTGCGATGGCAAACTCCTGCCGGCCGTACTCGCCCTCCATAATATCACTGGCCACCAGCGTCACCGGGGTGGTGGCATCGTCCAGCTCGTAGGCGATCGCGTTGGAGACGGTCCCGCCCTCTTTGATGGTCTGGGTCTGGCTGTCCAGGAACTGGCTGTCCGGCAACATGCCCATATTCAGCGTGTTGACTACGTTTGGGTCATTGTCCTGGATGGCATCAAACACCATGATCCAGGCGCTGGAGGCGTTGATGTCAGAATCGGAGCCGGTGTTGGTCGTGTCATACCAAAAGGCGATCACCGGGACGTCCCCGTATTCGTTGCCGGTCTCTCCGGGCTGGAGCACCCGGTAGTCGGTGATGGTGATGGTGTAGCCGTCGGTGGTAAGGACGCCATCCGAAAAAGTGGCTACGCCCTCCCCGTCGGTGGTAGTCCCGGAGGCAGACGCATCGGAGGAAGCTTCCACCTCGCCGCTCTTTTCCAGCTGCACGGTAGTGGTGACACCCATCATCGAGACGCTATAGCTGATCGTGCCGTCCTCATAGGTGAAGTCTTTGGTCTCGTCACTGGATGCCATCAGGGCGCCGCTGGTCTTGGATGTATCGTTGGTGGAAGTCCAGGTATAGGGTTCATCCGCCGTAGTGGGGGCGGCGAAACTGCCCGCCCAGTACAACGCCGACGTTCCGTCCGTACCGATCCAGTTGATTTCGATGGTGTCCCCCTGGATGGTCGCCTGCTGGTAGCTGTCCCCCGCGTCCACCTGGGTCCACACGCCTGTCAGGTCAGGAGCCGGGTCCGGCGTCGGTTCCGGGGTGGCTTCGGGAACCGAAGAGACGGTTTCACTCTCTGTGCCCGCCGTGGGGCTGGTGCTCTCGCTGGATACCGTTCCGCCGCAGGCGGCCAGGGTCAGGGCCAGGCTGACGGCCAGGCATAGTGCGATCAGTTTTTTCATGGTTTTTTCTCCTCATCTTTTTTATTACAAACCGCGGCACAGGCCGACGGCTTTGCCTTCGATGGTGACATCGTTCATCTCTTCGCCGATCTTGACAATAGGCTCATAGCAAGGATTTTCCGGATGGAGCACGACTTTGTCAGGGTAGAGATAGAGGTGCTTCAGCGTGGCCTCGTCCCCGATGCGGACGGCGGCGATCTGACCGTTTTCGACCTGCACATCCTTGCGGATGGCTACCAGGTCACCGTCATGGATCGTGGGTTCCATGCTGTCGCCCCGGCACTGCAGGGTGAAGGTGGCATGCCAGGCCGCAGGGATAGAGACGTAACCTTCTAAGTTTTCTTCAGCCGTGATGGGCTGCCCGCAGGCGATGCGGCCAACCAGAGGGACGGATTCCATCTCTGGTAACGGTTCAAAGCCGGGAGGGACAGGTGCTGGAGACTGATATACATCATCGAGAATCGCGCTTTTGGGTACCCCAAAATAGGCGGCCATCTTCTCCACGGCTCCCATGCGGGGCGTTTTAATACCTGCTTCCCATGTCGAAACAGCTTTGTCTGTCACGCCAGCTATTTTTCCGAGCTCTGCTTGAGACAGTTGCGCATCTGTGCGAAGGCGCTTGATGTTCGAGCCTATGCTCATGTTCATCACCTCTTTATATGTAGCTTACCCTAAAAGTAGGAAAAAGTCAACAGGAAGCGCAAAACTTTCTACCAAAAGTTCTTGACACGCTACTTAAAGTAGAGTATACTATAAGCAATCCAAAGAGATCGGAGGTGATTTACATGGGATTTTCGGTCAAACAGGCGCGCCAATATGCTGGATTCACCCAGGTGGAGGTCGCTAAAAAGCTAGGGATTTCCCGCGATTCTTACAGGAAAATCGAGACTTTTCCTGAGACTGCTTCCATTGCCATTGCAAAGAAGTTCAGCGAAGTTGTCGGCATCCCAATCGACCAAATTTTTTTCGCCGGAAATTCTACTTAAAGTAGATAACAGGTCAAGTAAAGGAGGTGAACGACACGAAGCTTACGATCAATGAATCCGGGGTGTTCCTTGATGAACGTCCCGTTCCGAACTGCACGCGGGTAGATATAAAAAATATCTGCCCCATTGACCGCATGGAGGTGGTGCTCCACTTGATGGTCAATGAGGCAGACGTGCAGTGGGAAGTCAAGGAATAAACTGCGCAAGGAATGAAAGCGTATCAACGATTCCATTTTTGAAGCGGTTTTCCATATACACGATGGCAAAATCGTTCAGCATAAAGCCGCCATCCATATACATGCTGCAATGAAATGCACGACACATTTCTGCAACAGTTTCTTTGTAATCCCGAAGGATGAAATCATCGAAATACTTTTCATGCAGTTCTTTACATGTGAAATGTTTGGCGTTGGTTTTGTCTACACCAGCTTTGCGCTTTTCCAGATATTCCTTATAGGCTGCTGCAACAAGTTTTTGTGCGTCTTTTGTAAGAACTAATTCCATTTCTTAGTCACCCCCTTCCCGCCTCTATTTTACCGCGGGAAGGTACAAACCACAAGGAGGTACTCATCAAGTGACCGATTTACAAACCTACACCAACGCCGCGTTTGGCAGTGTCCGCATCCTGTACGAGGACGGCAAGCCGCTTTTCTGCGGTGCGGACGCCTGCAAGGCGCTTGGGTATAGCAACCAACGGGACGCTCTGAACCGGCATTGCCGGTACGTCGTGAAACGCGACGTACCGCATCCCCAGTCTGTAAGCAAGACCGTTACCATGAACTTCCTCCCCGAAGGCGACCTGTACCGGCTTATCACCCACTCGAAGCTGCCCAGTGCAGAAAAGTTCGAGCGCTGGGTGTTCGATGAAGTGCTGCCCACCATCCGCAAGAGCGGAATGTATGGTGCAGACCCTGCCGAGCTGGAACGGCTGCGGCAAAACAACCAACTCCTGCGGGAATGGTTCTGCCTTCTGGCTGACCGCAAGCGAGATCTGGTGGACATCCAGCAATCGCTTGCGAAAGCACGCAAGGGCCGCGACGATGCCAAGGCACAGTATATGGCCGCAAAAGCCAGTTACCCAGTACACGCTGGACGGCGCGCCGGTCTATTTCCCTGAGAACGGCAGCTTTGACCCCACTGTCGCGCAGATGGTCGCAGGCAACTGGCGGCAGCTGGTGTGGGCGATGCGCCAGGACATCGAGACCAAGATTCTGGACCAGGCCGTCATCCAGGACCCGTCCACCAAAGAGATCATGTACAACCTGGCCCAGCAGGACATGATCGCGCTGCGCGTGACCTTCCGCGCAGGTTTCGCCGTTCCCAACCCGGCCACCCGCCTGAACTCCGCCCGCACGCTGGTGCCATTCGCCTACATTGAACCCGGCTCCCCTGCTACCACCTACACCGCCACCTTCACCGTCAAGGATTCCGGCGGCAACATTGAGGGCGCCGAGATCAACCTCAACGGCTCCATCCTGCGCACCAGCTCTGAAGGCACCGCGGTGTTCAACCTGCGCAACGGCGAATACCCCTATGTGGTCAAAGCCAACGGCTACCGCAAGCAGACCGGCACCGTGACCATCAGCAGCGGCGCCCAGACCCCCACCATTACGCTGGTAAAGACTGGCACCTAAGGAGGTGCGCCATATGAATATTCTTAACGCGCTGAAAGCCCTGTACCACAAAATCACCAGTAAGAACGCATCCGGCAATTCAATCGGGGCTGTGGTGCAGGAACTTGCCGATAATTGGCCGGATGGTAATTCGCTGGCCACCACGCAGTCCCCCGGCGTCGTAAAACAGGCCGCTCATGTAGCAGCCGCTGTCGGTGAAACTCCGACCAAAGCAGAATTTGACGGCCTGCTGACCGCCTTGCAGAACGCCGGGATCATGGCCGCAAGCTGAGGAGGGGCGCTATGTATGCCGATTATGCCTACTATCAGGGGACCTACTTCGGGTCCCTTTTGACGGAGGAACAGTGGCTTGCCGCCGCGCGGGAAGCCGATGCCTGGCTGGACCGCCTTACCTTTGGTCGCTTGCAGCGCGGTGCACCAGTGGACGATGCAGTGCGCATGGCCTGCTGCGCGGTAGCCGAAGCGTCTTACCGCTGGCAGCAGGCGGAAACCGAGCGGGCGCCTGGGTTGGCGTCTTTCAACAATGATGGATACAGCGAAAGCTATACTACCGGGACCGATAGTGCTGCCCAGCGGGATGCCGATATTCTGGCCGCTACCGACCTGTACCTGCCCCGCAGCCACCCGCTGCGCTATGCCGGAGGTGACTGTTATGCAGGGTTGTGATAAGACCGTGACCATCGTGCACAGGATCAGCAAAAACGGTTCAGATAGTTATACATGCGCTGTCGTGCATGGGGCCAGCTGGTGCTGGCAGAACAAAACCACCGTCAACAACGGACTGCAATACTCGCGCCTGCTGAAATGCCGCATTCCTTTGGCATGTCAGCCGGACGGGCTGCAGGTCGCGCCTGGCGATAAAGTCGTTCTTGGAATCCTTGACGAAGTGAGCGGCAAAGAGTTTGCTGCTCTATGTCGCACGCACGAGGGATTCACCGTGCTGGGCGTACACAACAACAATGCCAGATCCTGCTCTCCTCACCTGTACATCGAGGGGGCATGAACGATGCCGAATTCGCTGCTGAGAATCAGGACCCCGAAAGGAATCATCTCCCAGGTGGCCGGGAATGGCTGCACCGTCCGGCTACAGGTGGAATGGTCGCCAGGTTTTGGCCCTGACTGGACGGATCACCTACAGGGGGCGCAGGCTAAGTTCGATACAGAGGTATTGCGCGTCACCCAGCCGTATGTGCCCTACGACACCCACATGCTGCAGCGAAGTGCCGATCTTGCCAGCGACATCGGCGGTGGGGAACTGGACTGGTCCACACCATACGCGGCGGCCCAGTACTACAACACCGCCGAGAGCCGCCCCTATGACAGCCTGGCAGGCGCTCACTGGGGCGACCGCATGAAGGCTGACCAAATTTCCCATCTGGAAGATTTTGCTAGAAAGGCAGTGAGCAAGAAATGATGCGCGCCATTCGAGACTGGCTGCGAAGCTGCCCGCTGATCGACCAGAACGACCGGTTCTGTGTGGATTGGCTGGACGCCGAGCCGCTGGCCTACACCATCGAGGAGACCCCCAACACCGCCGTGGTCCGCCGGTATCTGGACGGGACCACCATGCGGGAGAAGGTCTGGGTGCTGGCTGCCGTGCAGGACTACAGCCCCGACACGCTGCAGCAGATCGCCAACAGCGGTTTTTGGGAGCAGCTGGCCGACTGGGTGGAGGCCCAGAACAAAGCCAAAAACTTTCCTGCGCTGCCGGAAGGCTGCACCCCGGCCAAGATCGAGATCACGACCACACACTACCTGTACCGGGCCGGGGCCAACACTGCCCGCTACCAGGTGCAGATGAAACTGACCTACTACAAGAAGGGATAAGACATGAAAGTACGAGTAGTGCCCAAATGGGCGGGAAGACGCGGATATGGCTGTTTTGTGCATATAACACCGCCACTATATCCATTACTCACATTTCACCGGCTGGTGAAGGAAGAGTATTTTATACGGTATATGACAGATCGGAGAAAGTTATAGGCAGTACAAAAGAAGTATCCAGTACCGGGTCTATTTCCATAAATACATCAAAAGTGGAATATATTGAGTTTGCGGGAAGAGCCGAATCGCAGAGTGCTTATGCGGTTGGGACATTAAACGCGACGAGGTAAAGAATGAAAACATACGATGAAAAAACAGGGGTAGAAATCGAAAGCCCCGACCTTGAAAAAGGCTACACATACCCCGGCAAGCGCTACATTGGTACTGAGCGGGTTGTGCTCGAGGGCACCGTTGACCTTTACCCGCCTGGCGGGTTGGGCTACGACAAGCCTGTATACGAAGACTGCCTGTTTTTCCACCCGTGGGAACCTGGCGAAAAGCCCGGGACTGATCCGCAGCCTTCGGATGTCGAGAGCAGGCTGACCGCCCTGGAAGACGAACTTCAGGCAGCCAAAATCTTGCTGGGGGTGGAATGATGACACTGACAGAACTGGCGCGTCAACTCCGGCCACTGATCGAGCTGGCCGCAGAAAGACTGCCTGATGAAGTGGCCTTGCAGGGGGTACAACTTTTCCCTTTGTGGTGCCCTGAACTTGTGGTGTCCACAGGGCCGCGTTATCAGTACGACGGCGTACTGTACAAAGTCCGCCAGGATCACACCACCCAGGACGGCTGGGAGCCTGACAAAACTCCTGCTCTGTGGACAGCAGTTGCTGCAAACCCTGACCAGGGAACTGTAGATAATCCCATTCCTGCCGTGCGCGGTATGGAATACACCTATGGCCTGTACTACCGTGACGGCGAAAAAGTCTATCTGTGCAAGCGAAGTGGCGAGGCCGACGGCGGAACGGTGGTATTACAATACCTGCCTCACGAACTCGTGGGGCAGTATTTTGAGGAGGTTTAAATTCA